AGCTGGAGCTGGACTGCGGGAGCTGGTCGGCATCTGACACCGGAATTTACGGAACAGACAAGCTCGGCTTTGAAGTAGTGGCATGCTACCATCCCATCATGCCGGTGCAGCGGCTGGTAAATGTAGACACCAAAGTACACAAGGTCATGTTGGCCTATCGTTTAGGAAGACGTTGGGAAACCGTGATCGAGGACAAAAACATGATTTCTGACAGCCGGTCAATTATCGGCCTTTCCAAGTACGGGATCATGGTCAACAGCGAAACTAGCAAAGCCTTAGTCCGATACTTAGCAGATGTAGAACAGCTCAACTACGATACTATACCAGAGGTGTCTAGTGTGGGCCGTCTTGGGTGGATTGACGGATATGGATTTTCTCCTTACGAGGAGGACCTTGTCTTTGACGGAGAGGAAACTTTCAGGACGCGGTTTGAAAGCATTCAGGAAAAAGGAAGCCGTCAGGCGTGGTTAGACTGCGTGAGGTCTGTCAGAGCAGGAAAAACACCTGGAAATGTTGTTGCACGGATTGTCCTGGCAGCGTCATTCGCATCTGTTCTGGTTAAGCCCTGCAGTTGCCTCCCCTTTTTTGTTCACCTGTGGGGCGGATCAGAGACGGGAAAAAGCCTAAGCCTTGTTTTGGCCGCCAGCGTATGGGCAAATCCGGAGATTGGTGTTTACATCCAAACCTTCAACGCCACGGAAGTGGGAAAAGAGCTGGGCGCAGCGTTCTGCAATTCTCTCCCTCTCGTCATCGACGAGCTACAGCTTGTCAAGGACAATCGCAAGGACTTCGACAAGATGATCTATCAGCTCTCTGAGGGCGTTGGCCGGGCAAGGGGACAGAAGCAGGGAGGATTGCAGAAAACGCCCACCTGGCGGAACTGCATTATCACAACCGGCGAATTCCCCATCATTTCATCCAACAGCGGTGAGGGCGCAGTCAACCGAACAATTGAAGTGGACTGTCACGACACCAAACTCTTTGACGATCCTAAGAAAACCGCGACCAGTTTGTATGCAAATTACGGATTTGCTGGCCCGGAATTCGTAAAACACTTGATGGAAGATGGCGTTCAGGAGCGCGTCCAGAAGCTACAGGAGGCCATGCAGGACACACTAAAGACCGGTGACACAATGGATAAGCAAACAGCTTCTGCGGCGCTAATATTAGCTGCAGACAGGCTTGCAGAGGAGTTGATTTTTCAAGATGGAATTTTTCTTCAGCCGGAAGACATCTCAAAATACCTTGTCTCCAAAGAGGCCGTCAACCAGAACGCTCGGGCGCTGCAATACCTCTATGATTTTATCAACATCAATCAGTCCAGATTCACACCGGAAGCAGACACCCACCAGGGAGAAATATGGGGAGAGCTAGACGGAGAATACGCCTGTATCATCCGGTCAAAGTTCGATCAAATTTTGTCCGACGAGGGTTATAACGCATCCGCTTTCCTTGGCTGGGCGAAAAATCGCGGTTACATTCATTGTTCAAAAAAAGGAGAGCCAACAAAGCCAAAACGAATAAATGGACGCGTTTCCCGCTGTGTTTGGCTCAAAATTTCGGATTTCGATGATGAATTGGACGATATTGACGGCTCTTTACTACCTTAGCGGGTGTAACGATGTAACGAATGTAACGAACTTTTTTAATGTTTCTCTAAAATAAAAAAATTGTGTACGCAATATTTGTTTTTTGGAAGTGGTATAAATCTTCGTTACATCGTTACAAAACCGTAAAGCCGTTGCGGCACAATCGTTTCAGTGTAACGATAGATTCGTTACAGTTCGTTACTATCCGTTACAAAAGGAGGAAACAATGTTCTTTAATTATGAAGAGCAGGCCAAGAACCACGAACCTGTTCCAGATGGACTTTCCTTGTTTGATGAAGGTGGTTATCGGAGTTTGTCCGAGATTTACGAAATGTACCAAAAGGGGACCATCACTAGAGAGCAGGCGATTGACAGAAAGAAGAAACTAAAAGCTCGTGCATTGAATGAAATTCAAACTGACAACTTCCGGGACAACACCGCCTATGAGCGGGAGAAAATCCTGCGGCTTTCAGAGCAAGCCAGAATCAAGGCGCGGAAAGAACCAACAACAGAAAACTGCCTTGCGCTGGTGAATACCATTGATGGAATTTTAAAAAACGAGCTGCAACAAAATGTGATCCTATCAGAACATGGAGCGAACTGTCCGTGCTGCAGGAGATTTTTTAACCGGGAACACGCAGATAGAAGGCCGCGATTCTGTGAGGACTGTGGTGCGATGCTGGTATGGTGAATATCTGCTTGCTGGAAGGGAAGATCACATGAAATATAAATTTACCCAATTAAAAGATTTACCTGACAGTCCTGCCGGAACTGTGTTCAAGTGTAGAGGCATTGATCATCATTGGGATTGTACAAGTGACCGTGAAAACCATGATTTTTACGAAATTGTGATCCCAGACAGAAGCGGGGGACATATTCGGTCTTTCAGAGTTGGAAAAAGCATTTTTGATGACCCTAACTGGTTCCGAAAAGAGGTAGACTACGAAAAATTGACTGAACTAAAATGCCAAAAATGCGGAGAAACACGGGCAGATGTTCATGTTAAAAAGTGGTTTGTGGGGGACTATGATAGCGACAATTATGGCCCCCATGCAGAGGTATCTTTGGAATGCCCATGCGGGTGTACAAGGATTATTTACAAGAGGTAAATCAATGGAAGAGAGCATGAACCAAGACATGAAACGCGCCCTCTTGGGCGACCACGAGGCAAGTAAGCGACTAACGGACGCGGGTGTGCTGGTTCCGTGCCCGTTCTGCGGGGGAGAGGCGGAAGTTGTAGCATATGGCCCAAGATTATTGCGCCCATCAAGGAACCATGTTTATAGCGTTTCTTGCAACGAATGTGAAATGATGTTCGGATGGGATGTTGACTATGGAGGCCGATATGACACTGAGTATGAGGCTATGCTCGCCTGGAACACCCGCGCACTGATTCTGAGCGCGGAGGAGATGGAGATGCTGGAGGGGATGAAATGATTATCGCAAAAACAAAAATGAGGAAGCCTCCAGAGAACTGCAGGAAATGCGGTATCAGTATGGTTTTGTACTACGGAAGAGATTCGGAAAGAGTTTGCCCAATTCTGAGAAGAACTTGTCCAATGGAACAGAGTCACCGGAACGGGTGTATGAAATATACAAAGCCAACATGGTGTCCGTTGGAAGAGATTAAGGAGGCCCAGCCATGACGCGGGAAGAAGCTGCCATCAAAAGCTGTGAGGATAGAATCAAGCACCTGAAAAGCGCGCCAACTCACCATTATGGGAAACGGCAGCGGGAAAGAGCCATTGAGCTGGAAAAGGTAAAAATAAAGGCCCTCCGCCCCGTCAGCCGGGAGCAGGTGGAGAAGGTCTGGAGGGGTGTGTGGAAACACTATTTGCCGCCTTTGGGAGTTGGAAATATACAGTGCCGCTGTACAAAATGCGGGAGAACCCCTGATGTAGAAACACCTTTCTGCGCATGGTGCGGTGCTCCCATGACGGACGAGGCCGTGGAGATGGTGATGGAGAGATTGGAGGCGCTGTATGGAGATAGGTGACAGGGTCGTTTGCATGGTGAGCGGTGTCCGGGGCGTGATAACAAAAATCTACACCCCGACCGCCTCAGCAATGCAGATTATGGTGTGTACAGATGATGGGCGATTGTATCATGCTCCGTATAGTACATGGAGATTGGAGGAGGTGAAAGATGGCAAGGGTGATTGATGCGGATGCCTTATTAAACGAGGCGGAATATGATAGCAATTTTCGTTTGATTATACCAGCAGACAAGGTAAAGAACGCGCCCACCCTCACCCCGCCGAACGAGGCGCTAATATGCGATGGGTGTCTATGGGCGGAAATGGGGGCACTTGAAAAATGCTCGTCTTGTATGAGAGACAAAAAAGATAATTACTACCGCCGCCCGCCGGAGGGAGAGGCATGAACGAAAATATTCAAGTTTTATTTGAGATGGGCAAAATTGAAGCGCCTACCGAGGAGTTGGCAAGGAATTTTTGCAGAGCCAGTAAAATCGGGACATACAAGTGCGCTGTGACGACTCGTTTTGGTTTTTCCTGCGATCTATGCCTCGAAGAAGAGCTATTATATCTAAAATCCGTTGGAGTACATACAGTCGCGTCCTGTTGTGGGCATGGGAACTCAGAGCTTGCCTCAATTCTAACCGCTGGGGAGACCAGCAGGGAGGCCATGCAGAATATGGGCTATGAGTTGATAGGTAATCTCTATAGGCGTGATAACTGGAGACCGAAATCAATGCTATTATATGACCCGCCGGAGGGAGAGGAGGCCACCCATGCCTAAGACCTGCGCCACCTGCGCCTGGTACGAGGACTATCAGGGCGTGTGCTTTAACGGGAATTCCCCAAACTGCGCCGACTTCACGGAGCCGGAGCAACGGTGCAGGGAGTGGGAGCGAAAGGAGGCCGACCATGAAGTTTCGGAACCCTGAGACAGGGGAAGTATTTGAAACTCATTGTGACACGTGTGGGGCAGGAAGCTCTGGCTGTAAGCTGGTTTGGAAAAATGTCTCATGCGGACGACTAAAAGAAAATCCCCACGAAGCCGCCCGCCTGATGGGGTTCAAGGTGGTGGAGGATGATGAACCATCTGGAAATCCCGGACAGTTGGAGGAAGCTTGCATAATGGAATGCCCTGTTTGCGGAAAAGAGTTTGACATTCATTTGGAGGAGGCCAACATGGACAAGCCGTTGAAGGACTGGACGTTTTCTGAGGTGCAGGAATATTGCAAAAAACAGAGAAACACTTCTGAACGGTGCAGCGCGTGCAAAATCAAAAAATTCTGCGACAAATACCTCGGAAAAAAAGGAGAATCCGCAAGCCCTAAATATTGGGACCTGTCTGAACCGTCCCGCTGGACGGAACAGGAGGTGGAGGATGCAAAGGCAATTAAGAGAATCTTAGGCGCAGATTGGAAAAGCATAGAAAGAGATGAAAACGGATTTACAGTATTGAGGAATTTTAATACTGGAGATGACGAAATTCTTTGCCAGTCTCTTAAGATTGAAGACCATGCGTTTCCGTCCATCAATCCGGGAAAACCATACACCCTTGACGAGATCATCGGAGGTGCCCAATGACAAGAGAAGAATATGAAAAGA